AAGATAGTTGGTCCTGTTACTGTGTCTGCCATAATCCCTCCTTAATTAAGATTACTAGATGGGGCCGAAGCCCCATCTAAATTTATTTATTAATTATCTGCGAACGCAGGTGCATCTGCACCTTCTGTGTAGCCCCAAATTAACCAATTAGTACTGTCTTTAGCCATAATGTTAATCTCCATAGCGCCAAAGTCTGTAAGAGTTAGTTTTGAGTTAGAGTTTCCATCAGAATAAATAGTTACATTATCAGCATTTGAATCTGCATGAACAACACCGCCAATGAAATAATTAGCATCAGCACCTGTATCAAAGATAACGTTTTCTGCTTCTTCTGCAGCGCCACCGTAAATAAATTTAAAGTGTGAGCCAGCAACAGGTGATGGTAATGTGATCGTTCTATTTGCTGTGATCGCTGGAACTACAATTAGTCTTCCACTATGTGTAGCATTAGTAAGAGTTGTATCTTCATCTCCTAGTGTGACAGGTCCATCACCTAAAGTGATGACTTCAGTAATCGTTCCAGTAGATGCCGCTTTACTGACTGTCTTAAATGTATCTTCAGATCTTACTGGACCTGAAAAAGTTGTTTTTGCCATGATTATAATCCTCCTAATTTATATGATGCAGTCTTTAGGCCGTCGACTATACTCGTCTACATCAAATTAATAATTGTATAGTAATTTTTTATAGCGTTTTTTTAACTAGAGTGCAAGCGATACTGTAGTGAAAAGTGGGTTTTCAGATGTAGCTTTTGTTTAAGTAGCTACTGAAACTTCGGGACGCACTTCAGCAATTTTATTGCTAAGTTCTTGTTGACGAGCTTCTTCTAACTTGATTTGAGTGATGATTTCTCTGATTTTATCATCAATTCTAACCATTTCAAGAGTATATCTACCCTGATTAAGATGCTCTTGCTCCCAACTTAACTCCAAGGACTTCTTGTGTTTGTATAGGTCCTCGATCATGATTAACCTCCTCATAGGTAATCCATTTACCAGTCTTGCTGGTAAATCCATTTTTTTCGAACTTTACCTCATCTTTTCCCAGTTTGTCAAGGATTGAATTCTCGATATCTTGAGGGGTGTCATTAGACTGAATAGTAAAGTCAGCACTATAGCCACAATATCGGATTTGAATTCTGAAGTTTTTCATAGGTCTAATTTCGTACTTTATACTTGAAATGAGGCGGAATTGTGTCCCGCCTCATTAATTTAGTTATTACGCACCTGGTGATCCAAAGATACCTCTCCAGTCAGACCAGCCGAAGCTGTATCTTTCTCTTGCTTTGTATCTTACGTTACCAGTTTCAAAATCGCCTTCCATAGCAGTTTTGATTGGTGCTCTTGTGAAGTGTTTAAGTCCATTTGGTACATCTGTTTTGATAAAGAATGCATCAGTATCTGTTAAGTAGTGATTAACTACATAACCTTGAGGAATCATCCCCATAGATTTAACTGCATTAATATCGTTATCAGCTGTTCCAGTTCTACCTACAGATTTCATCAATCTTTCAGCAGTAAATTGCAACGCAGAAGGAACAATTAGTTTCATTCCTTTAGCTGCAATTTTCAGACCACGCTCATCAGTTAGTGCTGCAATGTCAATCATTGCTTGCTCTAAAGATGTTTCGTTTAAGTCTGCAGCAGTTGATAGTTCATTCTGCTCAGTACCAGCAACAATTACGTGTGCTGTTGAACAAAGTTCTAAACCATCTCCGCCTGTGTATGAACTGTTAAACGCTCTGTTAAGAACATTTGCTGCTTTAACTTGTTTAGCATTCGCCATAGATCTTGCTAATGCTTTTGTATAACGAGACGAAAGTCTGTCATACAAGTTATCTTCAATCGCTTCTTCAGTGATTGAAAACGCTAAAGCTAGCGTTTCATGCGTGTAACGAGCTGTGAAAGTTTCTTGCGCTGCGTCATAGTTTACACTTTGACCCTCAGGTTTAACCTGCGCGTTAGAGAAACCAGATAACATAACTTCTTCTTCAAAAGCTCTGTCTGAATTTTCTGAACTGAAAATTTCAGCATGTTCGTTAGCATAGTTTTTGTACTCAAGCCCAAATAGTGCATTTAGGCCAGGCTCTAGTTCTTTGACTAGTTGTGATCGTGATATTGCCATTGTCTATATACTCCTATTATACGGCTGTTATTAATTTAAATACATGCTCGCCAGTACTGAACACACAATATGCGTTACAGTTAGCTGAACCAGTATCGCTGTTATCAGGATCTGTTGAGATTCCGATTTGTTTTAAGCCAGCGCCAGTTCCAGAAGTAGATGTGTCTAATTCTGAAGTTGATTGGCCAGTGATAGTACTTCCTGCAACACCTACGAAATCCATTGCTGAATTATTCATAGCTGCTGTTCCAGTAGCATCATGCTGTGCTTCAAACACGATATAAGGGTCGGCATATACTGAAGCTTTAAGATCAGAAGCATTAGTGCTTGCTGGATAATAAGCGCTCCAAGTTGGTTTACTAGTTGTTGGATCTGTGTAAGACACGCCCCCGAAAACACCTAATTGTTGTGTGTCTCCAGCTGCGGCTGCTTCAATCCCACCAGCTGCAACGGCTTCAACTATTTGTCCAGTGTAAATTGCTGTATTATAGTTAGCTGCTATTGCATATTCTTCAGTTCTGATTTGTCCACCAACAAGTGATCTTGTAGGTCTGAAACCAAAAGCTGCGTCTTGATTTGCCATAGTTTTATCTCCTTTGTAAACCACTATCCGTAGTTTACGATTTATTTAAATTTCGTTGGATTAGGAATCGCTAATAATTTAGTTCTTCTTAGTTCCACCGAAGGTTACACGGCTTTGCCTCTCAGCATTGATCGGCATGCCTGGGTGCTGCTCCTTCATTAAATCATTTTCAATCGCGTCATTTGCGTCTTGAGTCATATTACTAAAATATGCTTCGCGCGATTTAACAATTTCTTCGGGTACCTTTGCAAGCAAAAGTCCACCAACTCCGATAACCCCTTTGTATTTGCCTTCCGTAACAACTGGATACTCAGATCCTGGATATGCATCAGCTCTTACAAGCTCGTATCCTGATCTAATTCTACCTGCCATGTTTTTCGTATCATCGAAACCCATAGTCTCGGCTCTTATCCACCTGTGATGATAACCATCTGGCGCAGGGGGTGCATCTAAAGATGATGGTGGAGTCCAAACTTTTTTCTGAGTTGTTTTTTCTCTTGTCTGGCTCGCACGGGAAGTTCTTTTGTCGTTTGTCATATGCTTATGCCTCCTTCGTGATTTTTAATTGTTTTGCATACTCTTCAAGTGGCACACCTAATTTTTTAGCGATTGCTACCTGAGATGATGTGAGTCTCACGGTTTTGCGACCATGTTGTACACTTCGCTTCGCTGAAGCTACTGTTTGTGTAGGTTTAGTCGATTCCTGAGACGTAGTATTACCAAATTTATGTGGAAAGTCAATACGCATTCTTTTATCTATTTCCGCATAGTATTCGGGAGAGTTAGGGTCGAACCCTTCATTCTCGGTTAGTTTTTTATGTAAGTCAAAAGCTGTATAAGTCATGGCACTATCTTTACCAAACCATTCATTTTTTGACGCCCAATCTTCAGCTCTAGGGTCTGGAGGAGGTATACTCCCCTGAACGCTATCATTTAAAGATGGTGTTTTTACAGTTTTTTCTTTGTCTTGTGATTGACGTTCTTTTAAAGCATTCAATCTTGTTTCTTCAACCGTTAACTGAGCAATGGATCTTTGAGCATCAACTTCTGCGTTAATATCTCCAGCTTCTCTTGCTGCTGTTAATTTTGCTTTAGCCGCTTCAAGACCCGATGTAACTCGGTTCTCAATGGCTTTCACATAATTCGGTTCAAGTTTTGTAAGTTTAGATCGAAGTTCTGTAAGTTCTGCTTGACCACCTTTAGCGTATTCAAGTGCGGCTTCTTTTTGTCGCTCTGCTTCACGCCATTTTTTAGTCAGTTTAGCAATTCTTTTTTGAACTCCTTCACTATATTGTTCAAGTTCTTCTTTAGGTTTTTCTTCTTTGGCTTCCTGCTGCTTGTCGCTTGATTCCTGTTTCTCTTCTACTTTCTCTTCTTTAACGGGTTCTTCTTTGACTTCTTCGACAACCGGTTCAACGGCTTCGACTGCTTCTTCTTTTTTTTCTTCTTCAATATTAACTTCCGCGCCTGGGCCGGTTGTATCAATATCTACTGTTTTTTCTTCTACGTCTGGCATAGTTCCTCCTATGGTTAATTATGATGAAGTACGGATTCAGGATTTTGTATCGTTCCTAGAACTTCGTCGTCATTTAAAACACGAACTTCTCCGCCTTCGATGGGTAATCTTGAGCCTGCGTAACGTGCAAAAATAACCCACTGCCCTTTTTTGCACCACGGTCCCGTTGGAAACTTCTCTCGATCATGATAGGCCAACGGACCCATCTTCAATACATAACCACAATTCGTGGCAATACGTAATTTATCTAAAGATTCTTGTGCGATTAAAATTCCACCTTTAGTTTTTTCTTTAGGTGTGAATGGTAGAACTAATATTCTCCAGCCGCTAGGCTCAGGCAACTGGGAACTTTGTTCCTTGATATTTTCTGGATTTAAAGGTTCTTTTTCTTGATGTTCTTGATATTTTTCTTCCAATGCATTTCTATGCTTTGGGAGGTCTTTTTCCGAGGTCGATAACGTTTCCTTGTTCATCTTTTTGCTCCTTCTGTTTTAGCAGGTTAGAGATTTCCTGTAGCAAGTACTGATAGGTACGTGCCTGTCCTAACATATACTGATATTTCTCCATATTGTCAACACCTCCACTAATCATGAGGTCTCCAATACGTTGGAGATTGTTTTGTATAATTTTTTGTAGCTTAGCAACGATAACTAAAGGATCCACTAGCAATCCCACTTTCTTAGTGCTTTATTAATTCTTGAATTTGGATCTCTTGCTGTTTTAGAAGATGTTAATTTCTTTTTCATTCCGCCCATACGCGCGCAGAAAGATTTACGTCTTGGATTTGTTTTTGATTTTGTAGGAGCTTTTAAAGTGCCACCTTTATAACTGTCTCTGCCTTTTTTGTTTAATCCACCAGAAGGTGATTGACCTTCTTTTCGTGTCCAAGCTGGACCACCATTGCGATAAATTGCTCTTCCATGTCCTCGTAAAGCTATTCCAGGCATTAGGCTTGACTCGCTTTAATTGCTTTTTCAGTGGGATAATCTTTATCTCCTTTTTGAGCTTTCTTTTCGTTACGTTTTTTCTTTTGTGCAATGTTATACCAAAGACCTTTTTTAGCTGTTTTACCTTCTTTAGTTACGTGTGTATCACCGCCAGCTCTATAATATTGTCTCATTATTAGATCATTCCTTTATAATATTTTTCATAACTTTTATTTGATACTTTCTTACCACCTAAATCACTTTTAATGTGTGATCCAACATATTCTTCTGACGCAGGAATAGAAAACTCCTGTTGTGTTGTGTCTTTGTTAGATTTACCCACAGGTATTCTTGAATTCGCTATTTTCGGATTCCATCTTGGGTTTACCATTAATCCTCCAATATCTTCTTTTGTTTTTTCACTGTTTTTTTAAGTTTACCTAACTCTGTATCTGTTTTTTTAAAAGTTTGTTGTAAATTAAATTTAGCGGCTTCTAATTTTGCTTTATTTGATGCAGCTTTCCATGATGCTACGGATTTAGCTCCTGTTTTTGTGCCTGGTTTAATAGCTTTAATTGCTTGTATACCTGCTCTGACAAATGTGCCTACCATTATTTTTTTCCTCCGCCGTTTCTAAATACTTGTGTACCCTTTATACCAAATACGCTGGCAACTACAAGTATCCATAAATTTGTAAACCATTTTGGCAGATTCGAGAAATACTCAAAAAAGATATCTATCTTCTCCATAGCCGCCGGATCCTCTGTCCACACCGACCAGGCGAGCACAATTATCGGGAGCGTAAGTATCGCAAGAACGATCTCGTCCTTGTAGTCGTTTTGCCGAGCTTCTAAAAGCTTGCCCTGGTAAGATTCTTCACCTCGGGCCATACGCTCTGCATGCATCAATTGTGCATCCGACATCGCCATTTTAGTTTTTTGACGGTTGGCATATATTTTGCCTCCCGCTTGTAATGCTATTTTTGCTAATCCAAACCAAGCCATATTAATACCAAGTTACTGGTTTTTGTGGTCTAGCAGCTCTTGTTCCAGCTACAGGATTTGTATCTTTTTTATCCTTGCTCACTGCAACAGGTTTATTATTTTTATTTGCATCCGGTGTAGCAATCACTTTTGATTTGCCTAATGGTGCATAACCTTTACCTACTGTCATTATTTTCCCCTTCCATTTGTTTTTGGCTTCATACCAGCTAGTTTAAGTCTATTAGCATTCGCCATTTCTTGTTTTTCAATTGAAGTATCTGCTCTAAGTTCAGCAAGTTCTTCATTTTGATCAATTTTAGTTTCTTGAATATCTTGATTCATCATCGCCTTCATGTTCTCAAGATTTAATCTCTCTCGAGCTTCATTTCTTTTTGCTTCATTATCCATTGCTCTAATATCTAATTCTCTTGATCTTAACTTAGCAATAGGGTCATGGTCAAATTGAGAAGTAATTTTTTTCTCTTCCTTCATGAAGTCTTCCATCATTTCTGCAATTAATACTGCTTTTCTTGCATCAATCTTTTGTTGTGTCTGTCGCATCTGTGCATGAATCTGTTGCATTTGAGGCGTATTCGCTGCAGCTTGCATTTGAGGATTTTGTTGCATTCCCATTTGATGTTGCTGCATCTGTTGTATTTCTTCTCTAAATTCTAATTCCACTTGTTCTTGTGCCATTAAACTAATGTGTTCTAAACAATTTTTTTGAATAGATGCCATCACCATAGGGTTATTTCTAGCTAGATTAGTTGCCATGAAATTTAAGTGTGCTGTTATATGAGCTTGGTGATCTTGACCTGGATACGCTCTAAAAGGCATCGCTGCTAATGCATCAATGTGTTCTAAAGCTGGATCTTTAGGTTTAGCCACCGGTTTTGGTTTTAAAATAAGATCAATATCTTTAACACCTAAAGCTTCATACATATTTCTATACACTTCATATTGATTATGCATTTTTGGATTTGAAGCCGCCAATTGCAGTTCCGTCTGTGCGAGAGAAATACGTTGTGTTTGACTAAATATATTTGGATCCGCAACTGGCAGAATATCTACTCTGTCATCAAAGTCCATTTTCATAATTTGTCGTTGTCCTCCAACAACATCGTATGGATATACGGGTGGTAGATAAAGTTTGAAAACTCTTGCTAATAAATTAAATTCTCGTTTCATCGACGCATACAATCTTTTATGTATTGCCGACATCGTTCTTGAACCTCTTTCTAAAAGCGCAACGGTCGTGCCCACTGCTGCTTGTTGATTACCCTCACCTACTTGCAGGTCCGCTATGGAAGCGAATCGTTGTCCTGCAGATACCACGACGCCCATAAGTTGTAATAAGGTTTGAGAAGGTTCTTTAAATGGAAGTGTCATAAAGGCATCTTTTAGATTACCTCCTGGTGCATCCACATCTCTAAATTCTCCGGGTTGAATAGATTGAGCTTCATCTCTCATTTTAATTCCACGCATTTTAAATCCTGCGGGTAAGTTAGATAAAGTCCCTGCATCTAATAGTTGACGTAAAGCCGCTGTTGCAGTTCGACTCAATCCGCCAATCATATGAATTAAACCAAAACCATAAAAACCAAGTCCTGGTAAAAACTTAAAGTGAACAAAATATTCTATTTTATCTTTTTTAGGATCATTCATTTCGTAATTTCTACGAATGGATAATATTTTTCTTGTTCCTTCTTCTAAAGTTACAATGTAGGGTAATTTAATACCCGTCGGTTGACCATCTTGCCCTTGGTCTTCAAAACCTTGTAAGTCTAAATTCACATGGCATTCAAAAATCGTAAACATACGATCTTCTCTTCCACGCGTTGCTCCTTCAAGTTCTCTTTCTTTTTTCTGAGCTTCTGTTTCTTGCATGTAAGAAGGATTTAATTCTAAATCTCTATAAAAACCACCGACTTGTTGTTTTCTTAAATCATTTTCAGTCATACGAATGACATGAATGATTGATTCACAATCATCGAGTGATGTTGCGGTATAAGGCACAACTAAATCATCAGCAGGCACAAACTTCGATACCGCTCTTTGCATAATGTCATCATAATAGACTTTTTTAAAAGCGGAGCCTGCAAGAGGTAAATAAAATAACATTTGATCAAATTCTGCTTCGTATTCTTTCATTTGATCCATTACCTGCCAGTTCATATAATCTTTAACACGTTGTGACTGTTGTTCTTTTTGTGGTGTTGGCATTCCAATAATTTGTGTTCTTACTGGACCTTGTGAAGGTAATAATTCTTTATAAGCTAAAGATTGAAATTGTGTAACAGCTTCTGCAAGCACGGGGTGTGTTGCACCTGATGAACCTTTAAATGGTTCACTTCTATCTTCATAATTAAATCCTAATAAATCTAATCCTGAAGTATAAGATCGTTCCCAATCTTTTCTTGATGTTTTGTAATCGGTATAGTTGTTGTAAAGTTCGCTTCCTAATGGGTCTAAAATATCATCAGGTAATAATTCTGCTAAATTCGTAAAGTGACCTTGGTCTGGACCCACTTGTAAGTCTTCAGGACCAAAATTAATATCTACACTACCATCGGGATTTGTTTGTAAATCAGCTGGAGCTTTCATTTGCTCAGCCATTTGCTGTTGCTGTTCTAACGCAATTTTAGAAGCACTAGGTAGTTTTACGTCTTGAGAAACGTTTGGTAATACTTTGTCGATTTCTGCCATTTAAATTCTCCGCTGTTAGGGTTGTAACCTTTTTATATATATTATTCAAGCCTTTTGAATTTGGCCCTTTTTGAGGGGGTGTTAAGGTTGTTAATTTGCCGAAACTTGATCTACTAAGTGCCATTAGTCTATATCATCTATGTCTGGAAGGTAATCATCATAATCTGATCCTTCTCCATATTTATTTACAGAATAATCCACTTGCGCCTGTGTATCAGTTTCTAAAATTTCCCTAGATTTTTGTTTCTTTTTAGCAATTACTTTGTCCCTATGTGTTAATTTTCTATTCGTACCAAATTCTTTAAGTTTACTGGTATCTGTCGTTAAATCATCAACATTACCTACAATATTATCGAAATCCCACTGAACTTCAGCATCATCAGGGCCAACTGCTACATACTTAGGTTCTGATTCTACTGCGTCAAATTCTGGTTTTGTTTTAATTGAACCTTTTTTAGTTACAACTTCTTCAGGAGCTCTATATTCTAAATGAATAGTATTCAAGTCATTCGATACACGAGGGTGGGTCGGTCCATATGCGACTCTAACATTTCCCGTATCTAGATTCTGGTAAACCGTGACTTCTTCATTCGGATTAATTTTCTTAGTATGAACAATTTCCCGCTCAACCGTTCCCAGCTTCTTGGTAACATCGTCACCTTCCTTCACGATTCTATTTACCAGCGGAATGAACCAGTCGGGCATGCCTGGAGTGCCTTGAATAATGTGATCACCGGCTTTGATTACTGTTTTACCTTTGCCGATAGTCTTGCCAAATTTAAGAAGTCCTGTTCCTGCTGCAACGGTAGCCCCGGTAATTCCAGCGAGCCATTGTAAAAATCCTCTACGAGATGGAGAAAATGGCATT